TGACTAACAGGTAGACTCGGGCCAGACCAAGAAGAAGACCGTTGTCGCACTGACTGGCACCAAAGTCTCCGGCTCGATTCGGAAGGCGACCATTTTGTATGAGCATACCGCGAACGATACAGGTAAGCTCCCGATTTTCCGGGCCGAGGCTGCCTGCGAGATCATAGCGGCACACTTCCGGCCAACGACAGGTTGGACCGCCGCCGCAATCAGCGAAGATCTCATCCTGCAAAAAGACGCTGGTGCAGGTGGCGGCGGTGCAGCTGGTATCGCGTTAGTGGACGGCACTGTCGATACTGTCGTTGCGGACAGCAACAACGAATGGTCTAACGCGACTAACGGATTGCCTGGCGTGCATTCAGGTACACCGGGTGAGTATTATGAGCTATCAGAGGGTGACTGGGTCTACCTCGAGCAGACGACCAACTCGACCGGCGTAACGATGGGTTGGGTTCTGGTCGAGATCACATACAGGTTGACAGGTTGACATGAGTGTCTTCGCTCCGATGGATCCACCCACCATTTCTGGTCCAGTCTCCCCTTCGACGACTGGTCCAGGCTTTGCTTCGACGCCCGCCGTTGACCCCGTTTCGTGTCAACTTACACCAAAGCAAGAGCAAGCGATGCGGGATTGGGTACAAGGAGAGCGGGAGGCATACGCAGCGGCGCTAGATGTTCCAGCCCGTTGAAGACGCCGAGATCGATTGTGAGATCGTATCTCAAGGTGGGCTGTACGAATTCGTAAAGCTCGCGTTCCCTTATGTGGTGGCCCTACCATATATCGACGGTAGGGTGGTTCGAGAGGTTTGTCTTCATCTCGAAGCTGTGTCAGACGGCGACATTAAACGTCTCATCATAAACCTACCGCCCGGGTTTATGAAGTCTCTGATCGTATGTGTGTTCTGGCCCACGTGGGTGTGGGCTACACGAGACATTAATTACAAGTTCATTTTCGCATCGTATGATCAGAGCCTAACGTTGCGTGACGCCGACCGGTCACTTGAGCTAATGCGCTCGAAGTGGTTTCGGGACCGTTGGGGTGACCTCCTTTGGGATGAGAAGCGAACGGCCATAGGGGATATACACACGAAGACAATGCCTAGAACCCACCAGGAGATACCGCGGGTGGTACCCATTGATGCTACTACCTCTTCGCAATGTAGTTGGCTCAAAGCTGGGTGGCGTTTCGCTACGTCAGTCATGGGCAAAGCCACTGGCCGACACGCCAACGTTCATGGCATCGATGACCCACACAAGCCACAGTCGTTAATGACCTCCAAGCGAGAGCTTACGAAAGCTCAGACGTGGCTTGATGAGACGATGAGCACACGTGCCGAAGATCCAAAAAATCTCGCACGTGTGCTCATCATGCAGCGGTTACATGAGGACGATCTCAGCGGCTACTGCTTGCGTCGAGGGGATTACGTACATCTGCGTCTACCTATGCGCTTCGAGTCCAAGTATGTTTCGGTGACACCGGTTGGAGGGGATTGGCGTACTGAAGAGGGCGAGCTACTTTGGCCCGAGAAGTGCGACGTTGAAGGCGTTGAGACACTCGAGAAAGACTTGAAAACCGAGCAGGCAAAAGCGTGCCAGTTGCAGCAGCGACCCAATCCGAAGGGCGGTATCATTTTTCGCGAGAAGTGGTTCCGCTACTGGCATGTTGATGGCTTGAAGGTGCTTGATCCGAATGGCCGACCTTGTCTCTTATTGCCCATAAGGGGTGGTGTCAAGCTGCAATCATGGGACTTGAAGTTTGCCGACGAGACTTCGGGACAATCACGAGTGTGTGGCCAAGTGTGGTGGGACCACACCCCGTATTACTATCTGCTCGACAGCGATGTAGATGTTTACGGTTTCGTCGATTCAATCGATGCTATCCGCAGAATGTCTCGGGCGCATCCCGAAGCGAATAGCAAGTTGATCGAGAATAAGGCGAACGGTGCCGCAGCACAGAATACGTTGAAGACTGAGCTTAATGGTATCGAGCTAGTCGAGCCGGAGGGCGGTAAGCTCGTTCGGTGCTTCGCCTGCCAACCCATCGTCAAGACAGGCTACTGTGTACTACCACACCCTGATATGCCAGGCTTCGAGTGGGTGCGAGACTTCGTGGCTGAGGTTACTGGTTTCCCAAATGCCTTGTACGACGACCAACCCGATACGATGTCTCAGGCGTTGAATCATCGAGACGATTGGAAGAAAAAGTTCATGGCCGCAATGGATAAGGCGAAGGTATGAGCGACGACATCAACCACCCATCACACTACACCACTGGGACTATCGAAGTGATCGACGCGATCGAAGCTTGGCAGCTAGGCTTCCATCTCGGTAACGTTATCAAATACGTGGCTAGAGCGTCACATAAGGGCGAGTGGTTAACAGACCTGAAAAAGGCGCGGTGGTATCTCGATCGTGTTATACGGCAATCTGGGAAAGCTACCGCTGGAAGAAACGAATCATGACCATTTACGATACGTTATCCGAAACCGTTTCAGATGTCAAAGCTCGGTTCGACGGCTGGAGGAATACGTTCACTGGTTTGGGGACATCTCGAGACAAGGTGACCGCTGGCCGGTATGGCCCGTCTCGTATACTGTTGGACCAAGAGCTGTCTGACTTGTTTACCCACAATCCATTGGCGAAGCGCATCTGCTCGAAACGTCAGAAAGACATGTTGCGCAAAGGCTATCGCATCGTTTCGGATAGCGAGACATTGCCGACATTGTTGACAGACGCCGCGAAAGACTTGGACTTTGATGCGAAGCTACTCGAGGCGATGGTATTGTCTCGGGTCTTTGGTGGTAGTCTAATGTTATACGGCATCAAAGGAGACCCAGCGGAGCCTGTTGATCGTGTCGGCTCGATCGACTATATCAACGTATTCGATCGCCGATTCGTACAGACTACGGCTGTATGGGATGATCCATTGAAAGCAAACTATGGTGAACCGGCCATGTATACTGTGGTTCGAAATCAGTCGAAGGTACATGTGGATCGCGTCCAACGTTTCGACGGCCAGTATGCTGAACCCGAAGTGCGGCGACAACGAGACGGCTGGGGTGTTTCGGTATTGCAGGAGGCGGCCGAAGTCTTGGGACAATTCGGTCAGAGCTGGCAAGCAGTAGCCCACATGATGGTAGGGGCATCCGAGGGTGTCTTTGGGATTAAAGAGCTGATGTCTATTGTTGGGGAGGGCGGTGGTGAGAAAGTACTAGCTCGCCAGGCTCTCGTGAGCATGAATAGGTCGGTTGCTCGTGATGTCCTTATTGATGCAGATGGTGAATCGTACAGCCGTGAGCAAGTGGCCTTTCAAGGTGTCGCGTCTGTTCTCGAGCTATTCATGATGATGGTTTCAGCTGTCGCTGAGATACCTGTAACGATCTTGTTCGGTCGCTCGCCGGCGGGGGAGAACGCAACGGGTGAGGCAGATTTTCGGGCCTACTACGATTCTGTCGAAACAGAGCAGCAAAACGAGCTACGCCCCGTGCTGGAGCATTTCTACGCGTTGCTCGCTGCGAGCTTAGGCCATACCGAGGAATTCACAATCGAATTCAATTCGTTGTGGTCGGCTCCACCCAAGGAGCAAGCTGAGGCTAGAAAGATTATAGCAGAGGTGGATGACATCCACCACACAATAGGCGCTATCTCTGCGGGAGAAATCCGAGCGTCTCGGTACGGTGATGCCAGCTGGGAAGATGATATCACACTGGATGACAAGTTGACGGCCGAGCTTGGGAGGCAAGAGACCGAGCCGACGGACGAGCCGACGGACGAGCCGACGGACGAGCCGACGGACGAGACCGAGAACAATGCAGAACAGGCAAAACCAACGCTACTCGTGACCGCTACAGCGGTCGGTAACGTACATACTGCTAACGAGATTCGGGAGGCGTCTAATTCGAAACCTTGGGGTAGCGATCCCAATCAGGATGCTGCCGATGGGTACTTGCCAGAACCGGTGTTCACGGATAAGCAAGAGTACAAGTTCAAAGAGGAATTCGGATTGAACGATGAGCCGGAGCCGACGCCGGAGCCGACTGGCGGGTAATGGAAGGACGATCAATGTGTGATGCCAGACATTGTGACGAAATGCACGACCTAGCGCGGCGAGCAAGGGGTGGTTTGCGTTTGCGGATATACTATGGTTGACATCCCGAAAGCTGTCAAGCGTCGGTTCCGCAAAGCGAGATCAAAGGGGCAGAAGCTGGCTCTAGCCCCGAAAGAGCCGAAGTTACTCATAGCCCAAAACTCTCTTTTGATTCTGCGTTTCGTTGACGAGACATCTGAGATCATACGCGGGCTACTACTACCAGCACTCGAGGAAGCGCAACGGCAGGACGGAGTCCCGACAGTTATCCAAAAGACGGTTGATCTGATCGAGCTACGAATAGCTGAGCTTATCGATTCGAACCAGGTTAACAAAGCTGCCGAGCAGACGGCAAACGAGATAGGTGCGGCAAACACGAAACAGTTAAAACGCCTGCTCAAAGTTGAGATCGATCCAGAGATCCAACCCTTCATTGATAGGTTCGTCAAAGACAGCACGCTACTCATTAAGAGTCAATCGTCGGGGGTTGTCTCGCAGATACGTAGGATCATCGATGGCAAGATCGGTGCACGGCACGAAGATCTCGCAAGTGAGATCGAGCATGCGCTAGGTGTCCGCAAGTCCAAAGCTCGGTTCATCGCTCGTGATCAAGTACTCAAGCTCAACGGAAAGATAACCCAAGCGACGCAAACGTCTGTTGGGATCGTTGAGTATGAGTGGGTTACTGCGGGTGACGATGATGTGCGAGACACACACGAAGAGCTGAACGGGACAATCCAGAGATGGGATACGCCTCCGGTCGTGTCGGAAGACGGCCGCCAAGAACACCCCGGAGGGGACTACCAGTGCCGCTGTGTGGCGCTGGCGATTATTCCGGATTAGGGCTTGACGCCGGAGCGGGGTTGTGCTGTAGTTGGTGTTGCAGTCGGAAAGCCGATCACTGAAGATCAACCGGCAGATGTCATCCGGCAACCCCAACGGAGCACGACATGATGTAGCCTAAACGGACTCGCGAGTTGCGCGAGCAAGTTGTAAGTAGGGACGAAAGAGGCGCCGAGCCGGGCAACCGGACTCGGCGCTAGTGTTTTGTGGGTACGTTTCACGTGAAACGTTTTAGGTCGTTTTTTCTGGCGAGCACCTTGACTCGGCTGCTACGACTAGGGGGATGGCATCCAAGCTACAGCGGCGTTTCGACGTTGGCAGATTAGCCAAAAGTAGGCCAGGACCCGCGGGCTCCGTGGTAGTACCTGCGAGCGTCACGCGTTCAGGTGTCTTCACCTATCATCTGCCGGCCGGGGGCGTGCAGCGCGAGTACCGCCCAGCGGATGAGGTATTCTCGGTAGCGTCCCTAGCCTCGCTGGCGAACGCTCCGGTGACTGACCTACATCCACCTATATTGGTGGACCCAAAGAATTGGGGCGATGTCTCATGCGGCTCGGTAGTCTCGACACCAAAACAGGATGGTGATTGGGTCGTTTCGGACTTGCAAGTCAACAAATCCGACACCATCAAAAAGGTAGATACTGGCGAGGCTTGCGAAACATCTTGCGGATACCAGTGCCGTACCGAGATGTCACCCGGTGTCACGAACGCTGGCGAAGAGTACGACGCGATTCAACGGGACATCGTATACAACCACGTCGCGCTAGGCCCCCTGGGTTGGGCTCGTGCTGGGCGCGAAGCCTGTTTGAGACTTGACTCAAACGCCGCTGTGCAAACCGAGACGCATACCAAGGGCTCGACTATCCACCATAGGGGTAGGGTACACACGAAACGAAAGCCGGAGAAACTAGGGATGAAATTCCGTTTAGACAGCATCGACTACGACACCGAAAAAGATCCTGCGGCGGCCGAGCAGGCGTTGGCTCGGATGCGCGAGAAACACCGGGACAGTCTCGATGCGAAGGATGTCGAGACGGGCAAGGTGCAAGCCAAGCTCGATGCATCGGAGGCGAAGGGCAAAGAGCTACAAGTCAAGCTCGATGCAAAGCCGGATATCCCCGCGCTTGTCAAAGCTCGTGTAGCTCTCGTGATTCGAGCCCAGCTCTTCGATCCGAAGATCAAATGCGACGGTATGTCGGATCGTGATATCCGACTCGCTGCAATCAGGACAATCAGGAAAGACTTTGACGATACCGACCGTTCGGACGACATCGTGATCGGAGTTTTCGAGACGTTGGATCCCCCGGATCGGAAAGCGGACAGTGACAAGGTCCGTCAACTTCGAGACGATCCGAAGAAGCAAACGACCGACAGCAAACCCCGAAAGCCGGCTCATACTCGTAGGCTCACAGCCAGCTCGATCCCGCTGCACCCTACCACGACTTGATGAGGTAATACCATGACGCTCCTAACCGAGGTTATCGAAGACACCCCTAACGGCTACGCTGGTCAGCTTTGGTCGTCCTACCCCCATGCCATGGACACCAGGATCGCAGAGGAGACCATTTTACCCGGGCGATTGATTACAACGGTGGGGAAGACACTCGACAAGGGTGTGTTGCTTCCAACCACGTCCGCTGGTGTGACGACGGTTGGTGCTACGGGTATCAGCCATTTCAATACGGCCAAGTCCGAGGTAACCTCGGACTATGCCGATCGCGAGCCCTTAACGCGCATCACGCAGGGTAGGGTTTGGGTGGATGTCGAAGACGCTGTATCTGACGGCGACGGTGTTTTCGTTCGGTTCCAAGCAGGGATACTCGGGGCATTTCGTTCCGATACCGATACTGGTGATGCCGTACAGTTGCCCGGCGCGGTATATCGAAGTGATACAGCTGGCGCTGGGCTGGCGGTTGTCGAAATCAACAGTCCGTAAAGGTGGAGATATGATCATCCTAAACCAGGGCGGTACCCCGTTCAACGCAGAAGCGATCCGGCTCGATGCCGATCGAATGTGGGAGCGGATGTGGTCTCACAGTAAACGAATTCTACGTGACACGTGGGATTTCGATCCGGAAGGAGATGGGGCGGTACTAACACGGACCGATGCTGGCGAGAGCTACTTTCTCGAGCAACAGCTTCGGTTCGTAATGACCGAGCGTCTGAAGGAAGATCGAGCACCTGCGAAAGCCGAGCTTTTCCTACCACTCGATACGAGCATGCCTTCCGGTGCAGAGACTTGGGTCTACCGAGTCATTCGAGCAGCGGGCATGGCGAAGGTTATCACTGACTACGCGGATGATCTTCCACCTGTGGATGTCGTGCAGTCAGAGGTGACCGGCAAGGTCATCTCGATCGGCAACTCGTACGGCTATACGATCCAAGATCTTCGACGTGCGGCGTTCAGCGGTCAGCCGTTGGAGCGGGACAAAATGGATGCTGCGGCGGATGAAGTAGACCACCGCATGGATCACATCGCATCGTTTGGCCACGTTGCTAACAACATCCCGGGTTTTCTCAATAACCCCAATGTCCCGTTGATCGTTCTACCTACGGGCGGTTGGCCTACTGCATCGGCGAAACAAATCCTAGCGGATTTGCGGCACATGGAGGACACTATCGCTCAAGCGGTGTTCCGCAAGCAAGAGTTGATGCCAGACACGGTGCTATTCGATTCGGTGTCTTGGAAGATCCTCCGAGAAGAGGTAACAGACTTCAATGAGAAATCGATTCTTCAACGGTTCCTCGACACTTCCGAATCCGTGAAAAATGCGGATGTCTGGCATCGTTTGGATACGGCAGATGCCGCCCGCACTGGACCACGTATCGTCATGTATCCGCGCAATCCTGGCGTGCTACGACTGATCGTGCCTCAACTATTCGAGATGATGCCACCACAACCCAAGAACCTGGCGTTTGTCGTCAATACCCACGCCAGGATCGGTGGCGTTGACGTCCGAAAGCCGTATGCCATGGCATATGCTGACAATGTAGACTAGGAGCGAGTAATGCCTACAGTAACGAATACGAAACCGTGCTTGGTTTACGGCCCACCGTTTACGAGTAGTCCAGCCCAGCCAACCAAATTCCATCCTGGGCGGAACGAAGTACGCCAGGAGTATTGGGATTTTTGCCTCAAACACTCTGGCTTCAAACGAACATGTCTCGATACCGGTATCATCGTTGGATCTGAGGAGACAGCGGTATCGGATGCTCGTGATGCAACATCCGAGGCGGAAGCAATCAAGAAGCTGCACCAGTTGAACGACCTTGGTGGCTGCTCGCTCGCGGAAGCTGGGCGAGCTATCGAGCTGATCAACGATCGCGCATTGCTTGCCAGGTGGGCCAAGTCAGAGCAACGAGCCGAGGTCAAAACGATCATCGTTGGGAAGTTGGCTCGCACGCACGGCATCGGATGACGCTAGCCGAATTCAGAATTCTACAGCCCGAGTTCCATACTGCTCCGGATGAGACAGTTGAGGCTAACCTAGCTGCTGCCGAGCTAGAAACTCCTGCCGATGTTTGGGGCGACAAACGAGATCAGGGTATCAGGTATCTGACGGCTCATATGCTGGCCGTCGGTCCGTCTGGTATGAACGCCAGAAAGAAAGCCCCCCTCGAAGCACACGGTAATACTATGTATTGGCATAGGCGGCAAAGACTGTTGCGCCAAGTCGCCGGCGGGGCCTATGTGGCGTAATGCCTTTCGTGTTGACAGATCGAGATCGAGGCTACAAGCACCTTTTGAAATGGGCTCGTCAAGCCTTGGCCGATCATTCGATTACGGTTGGTATCCACTCAGACGAAGGCGGGCGCAACTTACTCATTGGCTCAGTCCACGAATTCGGTTTAGGGAACGTACCACCTCGATCGTTCATCGCCGCTTGGGTGGACGAGCAAAGAACAGACCTGCTCGCATTGATAAAGAAGGCTGAGATAAAGGCCATGAGAGGTGTGGATCCCATCCGAGCACTGAGGCAGGTTGGTGCGCGCATGGTTGGGCTCGTACAGAAGCGTATGGCTGGTGGGATACCTCCGCCCAAAGTCGATGGCACTATCGCGCGCTTGATTCGAACGGGGCAGTTGAGATCGGCCATTGCGTTTAAGGTGGATGGGTCGACATGATCGATTGGCCCACAGTATGTCCCGCTATTCAGGGGCTTATCGCAGCCGTTGCCGAGCTACCTGAGAACCAGGTTACTTGGCGAGATCAACAGCAGCCGTATAACCCGGATGCGCTGGTCAAGTTGCATAACACAGCCGAACGGGGGATCGGGTGGGACTACGGGGCCATTGAGGGTGACGAGAAAGTAACATACGGTTTGCGCGCTTGGACGCTCAATGTCCAAGTCGAGGCCGTATCCCAAGAATTCGACGCGTTCGCCCCGTTCTACTGCTCGCGTATCCGCACACGTTTTCAGCAGGAAACCACACGTCAAGAGCTACGCAGATTAACTGGCGTTGTTATCTTTCAAGACTTCCCCTCAATAGATGTGACGCTAATCGACGGGGACCGTCATTGGTCGAAATACCAGGACAGTTACGAGCTACACCTTGGTTTCAGGGAAGTAGACAACTCAGAATACGAGGGCATTCCAGCGAGTAACTGGATTGAACGTATGCGAGCTGTCGGTTCACTGAACGATGGGACAATCGAGACTGACCAGACGATCATCCTAGGTAGGCAATTCGGCTCAGGTTTTGACTCAGGTTTTCAGAAGAATGATCCAAGGGTTCTCGAATGACACAAGAGCAGAAAACCATTGAGCAGTTGTACGCGTCTGACATAGACGATAACACGTCTGGAGATACAAAAAACGAAAACATCCGGAACGTTGTCGAGACATTACGACCACGTTTCGCTGAGATTTCGTTGAGCGGCGCTCCGGTGTCGACAGATATCGTTAGTGTCGGGGTATTCACTAAACTCAGCGGCACGACGGTACTAACGGCTGATCCGGTTCCATACCAATTCACAATGCCTGCGAGCAATCGTTTGACGTATGGTGGGCAGGCGAAGTGTTTGGCATCCATACGGGCCAACGTGTCTCTACTGCTAGATTCAGGAATTAACCAAGAGGTGGCAGTCCGAGTTGCAAAAAATGGGGTAGTGGTTGCTGAGTCAGACGCAGCCGAAGTGCTATCCGGGACAACCAATATAGAGCATTTACATGCGGATGCTTTGTTGAGTCTGGTTCCAACGGATTACGTCGAGATTTGGGTAGCGAATAACACCGGATCAAATGATCTCACAGCACAGCGCCTCCACATGATCGTTGAGACGAAAGCAATCGAGTCATGAGCACTGACATTTCCAAAGTTGTAAACGTTCAAATCGACGTCAAAAGTTCCGCCCCAACTCGTGCCAGTTTTGGCACCCCTTTGATTGCTTGTGTGTGTCCGTTCCAGGATACTACCCGCGAGTATTCCGATCCGTCTGAAATGTTGGATGACGGATTCACGTCCGACCAACCCGCGTATGCCAAAGCTCTGACTATGTGGGGTCAAGAACCCCATCCACCAACGTTCAAGGTGGGCAAGCGTCAGAATGTTTGGACGTTCAAGTATCTGCTCGGGCCGCAAGAGGTCACCGAAGGGTATACGTATCGTTTCGAGATCAGCGGGACGGAGATCGAATACGTAGTTCCAGCAGCTGCGAGCAAGGCTATCGTGGCTACGGGTTTGCAGCTGCTGATCACTGCCATCAGTGGTATTACCGCAACAGTCAGCACAGACTTTGTTGCGGTGACAGACGATGCTGCGGGCAGTGTCCATGCAGTGGATCTCAAAAAGCTCGATCCGCTAGACGTCATCTCGTACAAGGATACTACTGCCGATCCAGGTATCGTCGCGGATCTCACGCAGATTTACAAGGTAGACCCAAACTGGTACGGGTTGCTACTCGATGTTGGGGGTAGCGCCACAGTTGAGGCAGCAGCGGCGTGGGTCGAGGGTAAGCCACTGATATCCGCAGCTGATTCCACTGACACTGGTGTGATCGATGTGGCCGTAACGGACGATCTGTTTTCGGTGCTGCAAGACAATAGCTATGATCGTACTACCGTGATCTGGCGTAGCGTGGTCCCTTGGTTGGCTAGTGGTAACGCAGATGCGGCGTGGTTGTCTCTCATGCTGACGTATGACCCGGGTACTGCGACTTGGGCCCACCAAACGCTGAAAGGCGTACCTGTTGACGATCTGCAGGCTGGTTGGCAGAATCAGATCGAAGCCAAGGGCGGAAACCATTACACCGAGATTGCGGGTATCGGAACGACATTTTCCGGCCAAGCTGCGAGCGGTGAATATACGGATATCACGCGGTTTGTGGACTACTTGGAGAACACCATAGCTGTTGCCGTATTCGCAATCAAGGCAGCGCTGCCAAGGGTTCCGTTTACGAACAAGGGTATTGGGTTGTTGGTGGCAGCTGTCCAAGGTGTGTTGA